TGTTCCGTGTTGTCGGTATTGTAGACGAACCTGGCAATGCTGTTGGTGACCCATACACTCGTATGGAAGTTCAACTGAACGCTACTAACCAACAGAACTTCATTAACGTACTGGTTTCAACACCTGTTACGGTAACCAACTAAGGGAGATAATTAAAAATGGCTATTAATAGAGGAAGTATTTCCAAAGAGCTTCTCCCAGGTCTTAACGCTGTATTCGGCGTTGAGTATGGAGAAGTATCTGACGAACATGCACCGTTGTTTGACGTTGAAAACTCAGACCGTGCATTTGAAGAAGAAGTTCTTTTCACTGGCTTCGGCACTGCACCTGTTAAAGGTGAAGGCGCTGCTGTGTCTTATGATGACGCTCAAGAAAGCTACACTGCTCGTTACACACACGAGACTGTTGCTCTTGGCTTTGCCATCACAGAAGAAGCTATGGAAGACAATCTGTATGACACATTTGCTAAACTACGTGCCAAAGGTCTGGCCCGTGCAATGGCAAACACCAAACAGGTAAAAGCTGCTGACGTTTTCAATAACGGCTTTAACGCTTCTTACGCTGGTGGTGACGGTGACCCGTTGTTCTCTGCATCACACGCTACGATTGGCGATGGCGACCAAAGCAACCTGCTTTCTGCTGCCGACCTTTCGGAAGCCTCACTGGAAACTGCATTGATTGCAATTTCTAAAACAAAAGATGACCGTGGTATCCTGATTGGTGCGCAAGCCGAAAGCCTGCACATTCCATCAGACCTCGCATTCACTGCAGACCAGATTCTGAACTCTGCTTTGTCCACCACAATCGTTTCTGATTCAGGTGTAACAAACGTGAATGACATCAACAGCATCCGTAACCAAGGTCTAGTACCTGGTGGCTTCTATGTAAACCGCCGCTTCACCGATACGAATGCTTTCTTCATCAAGACTGATTGCCCGAATGGTGCGAAAATGTTCGTACGTTCACCGCTTCAGACTAAGATGGAACCAGACTTCGACACTGGTAACCTTCGCTTTAAAGCTCGTGAGCGTTATAGCTTTGGTTGGTCAGACTGGAGAGGTTTCTATGGTAACGCTGGTGCATAAGCATTAGTTTAGCTATAGACTAAAAATAGAAGGGCGTGGGAGTTGTATCCTGCGCCCTTTTTTAGTATAATATAGCTATTATAGTTTTTTACATAGGAGCAAACAACATGTCGGCAAATCTTAGAGTAGCATACGTTACCTGCAATACTACGCTAGTCAATACAGCAGTAGACACTGTAAGCGGCGTTACGCTAACCGATACTAGAATTAGAGGAGTACATGCACAGGGTGTAGGTGAGTTTATTATCACTGGAACATCTGTAGATGCTTTTGGAAACTCTAATGGTGGTATTATTAAATTCACAAACACAACTAATTCAGATGTAACGGAAGCATACCTTACAGACACGGGTGTTCGTATGGGTGGTCCTGTAGTTGTCCAGTGTCCTACAACTGCATCAACGGTAACAATTTATTATGGCTAATTATACATATCTTGTAAATGATATTATAGGCGCAACTGAGAACGATGGTTCTGAGTTTGTAGCTTATATTCCACAGATGGTTAATCGTGTTGAAGAGCGACTAACTAAAGCTTTGGATGATTATGGCTTAGTTACTGCTACGTCTATTGCCCTTACATCGGGTACAAATACATTTACTCTTCCTGATAATACACGTATTATTAAAAATATTCACATTAAAGAATCGGGAAGTAAGATTGGACTACTGCAAAGAACAGATGAATTTATTAACGACTACTGGCCTGTAAGTGCCAGCACAGGAACACCAAAGTACTATGCAAGAAAAACAAATACCAACATTGTTTTTGCTCCTACTGCAAGCACTACCTACAGTGGTGAGCTTGTCTATGTCGTTAAGCCATCTGCTTTGACCAGCACCAATCAAAACAATTACTACTCAGACTTTTGTTATGATGCCTTGTTTTATGGTTGCATGATTGAAGCAACAAACTTTATGAAGAACTTTAGCGTAACACCAGTTTACGAACAACAATATCAAAATGCAGTTGAAGGACTGCGCAACCAATCACGCAGAACACGCCGTGACGACATGGAGATGAATGCTTCTCCTGCTGGCGGTGACAATACAATTTCAGGAGGAAACTAAAATGGCCGCACCAACAGCAGCTAAACTAATTGCAAACTTTCTTAAAGGCTCCAGAAGGGGAGGTAAAAATTTAGGAAAACTTAAAGCAGAATTATCTGGAAAGGTTAGAGAAGGGACAGCAACTAAAGTAGAAGTCGAAGCCCTTAAACAACTTAGAGACAAGGACGTTGCAGCTACAATGACACAAAAAGCTGCTTCTGCTAATACACGAGGTAGAAATAAACCTGTATCACTAGCAGGCTCTCCTAGAGTAGGAGGAACCCAAAAGAAGTCTTATGGTGGTTCTATGAAAAAGAAAACAACTATGAAAAACAAAGGCGGTAAAATTGGCCGTGGATGTGGTGCTGCTCAACGTGGCGGTGGCGCAGTAATGAAATAATTAAGGAGAATTAAAATGGTATTAGCATTAGGATTGGTTAAAAAAGCAGCAGATAACTATGAAAAGTCAAGAAAGAAAAAGAAAAAGAAAGCTTACGAAGCAGGAATGGCTGCTGGTAAAGCACAAGCAAACATAGGTGGTGGCGCAGGTATGTCAGCCGCTCGTAAAGCTGGCGGCAAAGTAGGTTCAAAGAAAAAGGCTAATAAGGGTGGCGCTCCGCATAACCGCTTGTACTAATGTCTAACGGTAAAGAAACATATTCTTTTTATGAAGGTCTTGCAAAGTTAAAAGGCAAGTCTTTTAAAGAAGACCTGAAGAAAATGTATAAAGAACAAGGAAGGGCTAAGACAAATGCCAGGAAAAAAAGAACCTAATTATAAAAAGACTAGCAGTGGTGCTGTAGCAGATGTAGATTTTTCTATGCGTGTTCAAGAAGCAAATGAAAAGGCTCGCAAAGAACAAGAAAAGTTTATTGAAGAACAGCTTAACGATAACCGTGGTCGTATGAATAAAAAATAATATGATTAGAAAATTTAAAATAGTAGGTGAAAAATTTAGTGAAGCGTGGACAGCATGTATAATTTGTATGGTTCAAGCAGACTTATCAGTGCTTACTATAGGACATGCAATTACCGCAAGCAAGGTAGGAATCCTAACAGGTCTTGCAATGCTTGTTGCAAGTTTTCTTTCATGGAATAACAAATGGTTAGGTATATTTTTAACAGGTGTATTTACAATGCTTGCAGATGCACTTATACATGCAAATCATTTTCCAACAGAACATTTAGTAACGGGGTTTGGTGCTATGCTTTTAGCCTTGTTGTTTGACCAAACTTTTAAAGGAAACAGAAAATAATGCCGTTTGAAAAGTATTCTCCAAAACAAAAGAAGCTTGCAAGGGTTGCAAAACCTCGTAATAAAATTACCAAAGCAGATTTTGATGAGCTTGGTAATGGGGTTTCTCTTGCAAAGGGCGGTAAGATTGTTTATAAAAAGAAAGGCAGTTCTGTTAACAAAGCAGGAAACTATACTAAGCCTGAGATGAGAAAAAGGCTTGTTGCTAAATATAAAGCAGGAACTAAAGGTGGCAAGGCAGGGCAATGGTCTGCACGTAAAGCTCAAATGGTTGCTAAAGAATACAAAGCAAAAGGCGGGGGCTACACATCGTAGTATGATATATGGCAAAAACAAAATCACAGAAATCTTTAGACAAGTGGACGAAAGAAGACTGGGGTACTAAGAGTGGTAAGCCAAGTACACAGGGCAAAAAGGCCACGGGCGAAAGGTACTTACCAAAAGCGGCGAGGGCTGCACTCACACCGTCAGAGTATGCGGCAACTTCGAGAGCAAAAAGAAAAGGAACTAAACAAGGAAAACAGTTTGTTAAGCAGCCTAAAGCTATAGCAAAGAAAACAGCTAGGTATCGCAAATCAGGCGGCAAGATTGGTAAAGCACCACATAATAGGATATACTAATGGCAGTAAAGAAAAAAGATTCAAGATTAGCAAGAGCAGGCGTAAGTGGTTTCAATAAACCAAAACGTACACCCAACCATCCAAAGAAGTCACACATTGTTGTAGCTAAAGAAGGTGACAAGATTAAAACTATTCGCTTTGGCGAGAAGGGTGCAAGCACCGCAGGCAAACCAAAAGCAGGTGAATCAGCACGTATGAAAGCAAAGCGTAAATCATTTAAAGCTCGCCATAGGAAGAATATTGCTAGAGGCAAAATGTCTGCAGCATACTGGGCAGATAAGGTTAAGTGGTAATGGCTATTGGTAGGTCAGCGGTCAGTCAACAGATTAGCAAACCTGGAAGAAAGGTAGGTGGTCGTAAAAGAAACTCTACTGGTGCTGTTAGTCCAAGAGGCGCAGGCCAGACAGCTAACCTAAAGACTGACCGCAAACAATCGGGACATAACAGATTATATTAAGGAGAACATAGATGGCAACGTCAGGTACATACAGCTTCTCAATGGATATTGACGAAGTAATTGAAGAAGCCATGGAAATGATTGGCGGGGAAGCTACGCTTGGTAACGAGCCTAAGTCTGCTCGCCGTTCAATTAACCTACTTCTCCAAGACTGGCAGAACCGTGGCATCCAGCTGTGGACTGTTGGAACTACAACTGTAACAGTAACAACCAGCGTTACGTCTTACACACTAGGCGATGAGAACATTGACGTTCTGGAAGCTGTAGTAAATCGAGATGACATCGACCTTCAGTTAGAACGCATCAGCATGGAAGAGTATCTGAAAGTTCCTCGTAAAGGACAGACAGGTCGCCCAACACAGTTTGCTGTACGTAGGGAGCGTGACCAATCAAGAGTGTATCTGTGGCCTATCCCAGAAAATAGCACAGATGCAATTAAGTTTGAGACTGTAAAGTATTTCCAAGATGTGTCTAAGTCTTCACAGACTGCTGACATCTCACGCAGATTTTATCCATGCCTTACTGCAGGCACAGCTTACTTTATGTCTATGAAACGTCCTGGTGTAGACGCTGGTCGTATCCAGATGATTAAGGGTGAGTATGAAGAAAGATTGTTAAGAGCGCAGGAAGAGGATAAGGAACGTGCCAGCATGTATATCTTGCCTCGTCTGAGGTAGTGACATGGGAGCAACTAAAGCATTAGGTCTGTGCGACATCTGCGGTTTTAGATATGAACTAAAATCACTTAAGAAAAACAGCTACGGCATGATGGTGTGTACAGCTGATTACGAAGGTAAGTTTGACCAAAAGAATCACCCACAAAATAGAATTGCAAGAGTAACAGAAGACTGGTTTGTTAAAGACCCTAGACCACAAGTACCCTCGTTAGTAT